CATTTGTGCCTACTACTTTAAGGTGTTTTTTCATCTTTTCTGTATTATACCATAGGACAGTTTGGTCCTTATTATTTAATATTATAGCTCTTTTATCGTATCTATCTATCCATTTTTTATAAAAATCTACTTTAAATGTCCTTCTAATCTCTGACTTAAAGTATTTTCCATTTTTTTGTCGGACATGATCTAATATTCCATGAAAAGCTTTTATTTTGGTTGGATTTGAGCCGCGCCTATTACTAAATAAAAACTGTATATGATTATAATTTTCACGCTCTTTTAAAAAAACGTAACAAATATCGTCGCAGTAGTAAATCTCACAATCACTACAGAAATCTTTGAAGTACCTTTTAGCTGCTGCTACCCTTATAGTTCTAGATCCAGAACAAAAAACCTTGTAAGGCTTAGATCTCAAACAAAAATCGAGAAAGTCATCCCAAGCCTCTTCTTTGTGGATTAATTGTTTAATTATCATTTCTACAGGTTATAATAGTAGAAAAGGTGTAATATTAAACATGGCGGCTGAAGGAAGAAATGAAGTAGCAAGAAGTTTGTTGGATTTACAGCCAACAGCAATTGTTGAGTTATATAGATTGCGTCCAGATACTACCAATAGCCCAAATCTGTCTGTCTATTTCCACGGCGGTTCAATGTTTGGCAAAAATATTACTTGGCAGGGCGTTGAATATATACCAGTCCCTATAGAATCCGAAGGTTTTGGGGTTTTTGGCGATGGCACTTTACCTCGACCTAAAATTAAAGTAAGTAATAATAACAAGTTGGTTACCTTTTTACTGGGTAAATATAAAGATTTTAAAAATGCTGCTATATCTAGAACAAAAGTTTTTGTTAAACACTTGGACGATGTAAACTTCGACGGTCAAAACCCTTTCGGTCTATCTAATCCTGAATCTGAAATCTCAACAGAGAAATATTTAATAGGCCAAAAAGTTCAAGAAAATAAAGCATTTGTTGAGTTTGAGCTTAATTTACCTTTAGATCTTGACAACTTTGACATAAATTATAGAACGGTAAATGCAAAATACTGTTATTGGACATATAGAGGTTTAGGTTGCCAATATGAAGCTAAACCTGTTGAACAAGAAGATGGAAGTGCCTTCGTTAACGTGCTTGGAGAAAGGGTAACGGTAGATGCTACCGAAGAAATGATAAGGACGGGTCAATTATTCTATGAAGCGGAGAAAACTTACAATGCTGGAGAACCTGTTTACTTAGAAAACTCAAGAATAATAGTTGGGAGAGAACAGGATAGTGAACCAATTTTTCATAAAACTTGGTATGTTTGCGTTAGTGGTAATTCTGGTCAGCACCCAGAGGACAACTCATCTTTCTGGCAAAAAGATGGATGCAGCAAAAAAATCGAAGCGTGTCAAAAGAGATTTACTAGTGATAGCTTAAAAAGAATATCTTTAGGTGATGAGGAAACGGGCTTTAATTACTTACATCTAGATGGGGAGGAGGGTGCAACTTTAGCTACTTTACGTCCCGATGTAACAGGAGTATTCAATCAACCAGAGTGGACCGTGTCTCTTTGGATGCGTGGAGACAAACAATTTGAAGATAGTTCAGGCAATTTTACGCACCCTACAGTATTCGCTACTAAGGCTTTACCTAGAACAAATAAACTTTTTAATCCTGTAGACGAGGGTGAAGTTTCTACTTCAGGCTCATTTACAAATAGAGTTACAGCTAACCTACATTTTTCTTCTGCAATTCAGGGTCAAGAGGATCAAAAGGGTCTCTTCTTAGAGTTGTCGGCTCCTCAAGTAAAGAATGATAGAAGCTATACAAAAAGAATACCCACAAAAATAGCATCATCAGAACATTTTCACTGTGTGATTCTTAGAGGTTTTTCCCGAGGTTCAAGAGGACCAACAAGAGGCCATATTGAAATACTTGTTAATCCACACAAAAATCAATACGGAACATTTAGTTACTCAAGCAAAGTTGACATGAGATCAAATCGTTTTAATTTAGGTGTTGATTTCTTTTCTATATTTGGTGAAGCTACAGGGGTAAACGAAGATCCCGTCAATCAAATAAATAAAGAAAATTGTTTTGGTGGTGATATAGCTCAGGTTTGTGTTTGGGGCAGAAAACTTTCTAACGATGAAGTTACTTGGATTGGCGCTGCTAATAGTGTAGCTGATTCAGAGTATTACTTGACCGATAATGGTCTACAAAAACGTGTGGATCTTTATTGTGATTATGCACCTCTTTCATATGGGGAAACCACAGGATACTTGTCATCTTTAAGGACGGATTTAAAGGGGTGGTACGACATGACTACAGCTACTGTTAGCGGTAAATTTCTTAGCCTTGATGAGTCGGATGGAGATAACCACCTAACAGGATTTGGCGACACCAACCAATTTGAAACACGGAGGCTAGATTACACAGTAGGTAAGTTTGAACAGTTTATAGCTAACCAAAACGCGCTACAACCTTTACCCTTTGGTGGGTTCCCGGGGACAGACGGATTTGATTACAAAGCTTTAGGATCACAAAATATATGAATTTAAAACAAAAACTACAAGAAATAGTTGATTATTCAGATAATAACCCGTTTGTAGAAATTTGTGGGTTTTTAGGTTTTGATGAGAAAACAGAAAGTTATGTAGTACAACATTTGGAAAATATATCGGAAGACCCCAGAAACAACTTCATGCTAGACCCTTTGGAGTATCTGATCTTTAAAGATAAATTTGATATGCTCGCTATATACCATAGCCATATCAACGTGGATGAGCAGCCCTCAGAGTTTGATGTAAAAATGTGTAATAATTGCTGCATACCCTTTCTCATATACAGTTTAGAAACTAAAAAATTTAATCTTTATGAGCCACAAAATCTAGAAACAGATGTAAATATACATAACAGGTTTAAGGAGGATTATGACAACTATTAGATTACATGGGATTTTAGCTCAAAAATATGGCAAAGTGTTCAAAATGGACATAGATAAGCCTAGAGACGTAATCAGGGCTATAGATGTTAATAGGGGAGGCTTCCGAAAGACTGTTATGGATTTACAGAAACAGGGTTTTACTTACGAAATTATTGTAAACAAGGAAAGACTAAGTAAAAAGACTTTTTTAGACAAAAAAAATCCTAAAGAGATAGACTTTGTGCCTTTTATTGTAGGCGCTGCGGATTTCGGCATATCAATTATTCTTATGTTGGTTAGTACGGCTATACAATATGCTCTTATGGACCCGGGTACTATTGATGGTGGTGAACAAACTGTGGGTGGAGACAGTAAATCTTTAATGTTTAGTAGTAGTCTAATTAATTTGACCGCTCAGGGTTCTCCATTACCAATAGGTTACGGAAGATTAAAAGTTGGATCTAGCGTAATTCAGTCATCAATGAAGTCTCTACCTCAAACTGTTAGGACTGTGGATGCAATGCAATCTGATACTTATACACCTCAAAACGAAGATGGTCTTACTTATCAACAATCAGATATAGAGATTTCTAATCCTAGCTTGTAAATTATGAATCATCTATCTAGAAAAAAGAGGTTGTATGGAGCGGGTAAAAAACCCAAGGTTAAACCTGCGGTCTTGTCCCCCCCAAAAATAGGTGATTTTCAGTTTGGATCATCATTTAGTTTTGTAGAGACACTCGATCTTATTTCAGATGGACCTATTGAAGGTTTGGTAGACTCAAAAGGTAATCTGTTAGAAACTAAAGATATTTCAAGAGGGGTTTATTTGGATGCGACCCCCGTTTCAATAGCTATTGATACTGAAGACTCTGAAAACCAAGATTCAGTAATAGATTTATTAAGAATAAACGTATCTGTTTCTAGTACTTTTGAAAATTTAAATATAGCAGATCAAGGTGGAAAGTCAGGTGGTAGTATACGTGATATAACTCACGTTAATCAAGAGTATAGCATAGGTGCTGATAAGACAAATCAGCTCTTAACTTGGGAGAACCTTGTTGATGGTGTAGATCCTTTAATTGCTCTTATGGAGCGCGAGACTTTTACGTCACTAAGCGCTAGCAAAAACAACTCCAGTAAAAAATATTATAATTATGACTCTGATTCAGAATCTTATAATCTGATTAGGGATAAAGTAAAATATAGAGTTAGCCTTCTTTGGGCTAATGCTAGCAATTTATCAGCTAGCACAACAGAACTTATTTTAGGTTTTTACAAAAATTATGATACACGTGATAATGTTGGACCTAGAAATGTTAACGGCAAAAGAAGAATAATTGACACAATTGGAGCATCCAAAATCGGGGGGAATGAGAGTAAGGGGACAGAGACTTTTATTAATTCTTTAATAGATGCATATAATGTAACTTACGAAAACAACGTTTTTATGAGGTCACTCATAGAAACTAAAATGAACAAAGTTTTTGGTATAGGTTGGCAGGAACGCAGCGTGACCAGCTTGAGAGATCAATTTTATTATACTCGCGATGATGCTGGATATTTTATAACTTACTATCCCAAACGAGATATTTTGAATGGTACGTCTGCCGTGACATTTCAAGATCCAACACAAGTTAGGTTTACATTTACTGATTCTAACGGCGAAGAGTCTCCTATTGTAAGAAATTCTAGTTACATAGACTTATTGATTCCAATATGTAATGAAAATGGCGTTGTTCAAACTGGCTCAAATATTCTTGGAGCTATATTTTTACACATTCCTCAATTCTCTTCATTCCAGACGTTAATTCTTACTGTTGCGGAGCAGGAGGCACAGCTTCTCCGACAATTTATAAATGAAGGCTTGAGTTATTCCGCAGCATTAAACAGAGCGGGTAATAGAGGACCAATCCCATTTTTAAAAGAGGAGTCTCACGATATAGATAGAACCATATCTGAATTTAAAAAAATATCAATCCTCTCTCTAACTGAAAAGCCTAATAATTCCTTAACAAGCTCAAAATACAACTACAATAATGTTTTAATTGAATCAAGATTGGGTAACGAGAAGCAATCTCCATTTAAATATTTTAATAAAATAAATATAGATAAATCTGTAGACAAAAATGTCTATGGCCCATTCAAAACTAATGGTCAAGTTCAGAGATTGAAGAAGAACGCCAGCTTCAATAAAGAGAATATTAATATGTTAGAGTCTGACTTCGATGGCCCCAATCTAACTTTATCTCAAGGCTTACCAATTAATGAAGGTAGTAATGATAATATACGGGGTCGTGGGTCTGAGCCATCAACTTCCTTCTCTTCTTGGAATAATAATAGTCGAGAATATGAGTTAGAGGAAGCAGCTTCTCCGATTACTTATGTGGTGCAAAACCCTAATGTTACTGAAGTTTTTGTTACTCTTAAGATAGATAGTCTTTTTGATACTATTGAAACGCCTTATATTCCGGAGCCAGAAGCTAAAGATTTTAAAGCTGGAGATAAACTACCAGCGATAATGAACGTTCAAATTGAAGTCGGGAAAATGCTTTCTGACGGATCATTACAACCTACATCCTCAAGAACTTATAGAATATCTGCTCTCATAGAAGGGCCGACTTTAATAGATATAGGCAACCCGATTAACGAAGGGACAGAAGAGCAGCTTCAACATATTAGAGACGTAACAAATCTAGGGGAAGACGCTGATTTATCTACCCCATACTATTTGCCAAGAGTAAATAATTATTCAGAAAATAACGTATACTCTTCTCCAGAAAAAAGATATGTTAAAGTCAGCAAATTATCTACAGAAACTTTTTCAATATTAATATCTAAAGAATTAAGCTTTTTCAAGGTAACTGAGATTATACCTGTAAACTTAACGTATCCTTTTTCAGCCATCATTGGCACAAAGATAGATTCTAAGAACTTTTCTGGAATGCCTCAAAGATCTTTTGATGCAAGATTGAAGCGTGTAAAAATACCAATAAATTATTTCCCCACTGAAAATACAGGTCCAAAAAAAGATAAAAGATATTACGACCGCAAATCAGAATTTGATTCAGCTAGCGACATAAACAAACAGATTTATATTGGTGACTGGGATGGTACTTTAAAAGAAGGTTGGACAGATAATCCAGCTTGGATTCTATATGACTTATTAGTAAATACTAGATATGGTCTAGGTCAACATATTGATTCTTCAGATATCAATAAGTGGGAGCTGTATAAAATAGGAAGATTTTGTGATGCTGTTGATGAAGAAGGATTCTTTGAGGGTGTTCCTGATGGAAGAGGGGGGCTAGAACCAAGATACTCTTGTAACATCGTATTTAACAGTGATGAGAAGGTTTTCGATTCAATACAGCTCATTTCTAAGCTGTTTAGGGGTCACACGTTTTTTAGAGCTTCAGAGGTTTCTTTTACTGACGATAGAGTCAAGCTTCCTATCGCATTATTTAATAATAATAATGTCAAAGATGGAGTGTTTAACTACTCTAACTTGAGAAGGGATCAACAATTCAATACTGTTGAAGTGTCTTATTTAGATAGGTTTGAAAACTTCACCCCAAAAGTCGAGGTTGTCGAGGATGAGGAGGACATACGAAGTAGGGGCGTATTCAAACAAAGGGTAGATGGTTTGGGGGTTACATCTAGAGCGATGGCTAGAAGGATCGGGCAACATTTAATTTTTAGAACAATTAAAGAGAATCAAAGGATTGCTTTCTCATCAGGATTAGAGGCTTTACTCTGCCAGCCCGGGGATCTAATTGTTGTAGACGATGATTTAAAAAACAAAAAATCTAATTTCGGTAAGATTCTCAATGTTGATGTCGAAAAACAATTTATCCAACTTAGCGGCCCTTATGACGGGGATTCTATGACGGGTCAGCTTACCGTATACAATCCCACTGGAATAAGTTCAATTAGCGAACTTGATGGCGATGCAATAATAGATCGCCGAAGGGCTGAGATGTTTCAAATTACAGGTAGTCCTTTTGACAGCCCATTCCATAGATATACTGGTCAGTATGTATTCTCTGGATATAGAGAAGGTTTCGCTGACTCAGGCCCTACTAAAAGTACCTTTGCTCAATACGGAGTTTACACAGGCGAGATCTCCTCACAATCTCGATTGCTATATTTTAATACAGATCACACAGGTTGGGTTTTCTCAACCAGCTTTAGTGAGAGTGATGCGGAATATATTAATGCGGGGACAGGTATTCACACTTTAGTTGATCTTAATACAGGCGTGGTAGTGCCTTTTGACTCTTCAACTACTGATAGGAGGAGTGCTACTCATACTTACCCATTCGCTAATTACATTAGTGGAGATATAAGTACTTCAAGAAACAAAGGTGTTTTAGAATCCGAAATATCTCTTAATTCACCATCTCAAATAGTCACTTTGAATGTTGTTGGATCTGTTGGTAATATGAGTTATGGATCTTTTGTTAGTGGCGTTGATTCTTCTGAATATTTACCATTTATCAAGTTGGGTAGCCCATACAGATTTGAGCTTAAAGATACCAATGATTCGATCTATAAGATTGATTCAATTAAGGAAAACTCACCTAACGAGTATCTGGTTGCTGCTGCAAAATTCGATACTGGCAAGTTCAATTTAATTGAACAAAATATATCAATCGAAACTAAAGAGAATACATACGATTATAATGTCGCAACACAGTTAGGAGACAAAACCTATAAAGTTTTAAATTCTCCACAAAATCTTGTTTTAAGCACTGGGGATTCATCTGATCATACTGACCCTTCAACATTTTTCATTAGTGGTAACTGGGACGATGTGACAAACGCTACTAGTTATATAGCTACTCTTAATATGCCTAACCTTAAATCTACAATAACAGGGACCACTAATAGTTCAGTTAGATTTAGTAATTTAGTTAGTGTTGGGGGTTATGCTTTAAGTGTTCATGCTGTTGGCGACTCCTCGTCTTCTAACGTTTTTTTAGATTCTGAAGCGTCAACTAAGAGAGTATTTGCATTATATGAAGATCTTGAAGAATTCGATAGACCATTTATTAACTTTATAACATTCGAATAGTATGCCTATTATTTTAAGAGAATTTGACACCACACAACCGAACATTGATTTTACAGACTTATCGACAACGATAACTGTAAGTGGTGTTAGGTTGTTAAAAGATGTTACTATAAATACATCCATCATCGACAACATAAGTGGTGAGGTAGATAGCGCATCCGACTTCTTAGAGAACCCTTTCACTAGTAAGTTAAATGTAGATATTCTTAATCAAGACGGTTCGGTAGCTTATCAAAATTTCTTACAGGATTACAAATCCAACAACTTCACATTCACTGAATATGATAACATTAATGTTTTCGGTGAATACGAAAAAGATTTTGGTGTTCAAATGAAAGTTGTAGGTAATGATGACTCAGAGCAAACAACGAAACTATTTCTGTATGGAAACCATCCGTATATTAGCGGTATTGATATTCAAGATGTTAGTGGAGCAAAGAGGTTTAGCGGTTCGATGGGGGTTGGATCTGGAATTTCGGCCATTGGTCAAACGGGTGCTATAACTGGCGTTATAAGTTTTTTTAATGACCCTGAGTATATAGTTTTTGATAAACTAGAAGTATATAGTTCTAAAAGTTCCAGTGAGTTCGTTAATCAAATAAATCCTAATATTGTTTTAACTAGACCCATATTAGAGTCAAGTTCTCAATTTGCATTTAACATCGACGAGAATTCTTTTGCTTTTTCTGATTCTTCAGAATTTTTCTTACATTTTGTTACCTATGGCCAATTTGGTACGGGAGATGTCTGGACTATTGGACCCCACAACTTTGCAAATACCCCTCTGGGTAGTAACGAACTGGGCTTACAGAGTCTTCAGTCGGTCACAGATATAGGTAGTACTACATCTAATGAAATTTCCTTGCTTAGTAACCTCAATATGAGTAATGAAAGCTCTGAGATTAATTTTCTCGGTGGAGCTGCTAAAATTAGCGCTAGCAGTGCAGAATCATCTACCTCTACCGTAGCGGGTTTTCAAATAAAAGCTGATAAATATAGCTTCAACGTCGGATCTGATGAAAACTCTAACGAAGTTAATTCTTTTGCATCTGTAGTTTTAGCTGGAACCCAAAATAAAATCTTTGGTGATTACGATGGTATTGTGGCAGGAACTAATAATGTTATTTCTGGCGCTTCTGGGTCAGGTGATTTTGGTTTCATAGGTGCTGGTTCTGGTATAGATATCCTACATTCAAATTACGCTAGTAGTATTGGTGGTGTTAATAATGATATAACTGGATCAGACTACAGTTTAATTGGTGGTGGTCAGAACAACTCTATAAAGAAATCGGATCATGCTTTAGTCGCTGGAGGCGTCACAAACGCTATTTTAGATTCTTATAGTTCAGCACTTGTTGGAGGTGGGTCTAATATTATTAGAAATCATTTTAATAATTTTATTGGTGGAGGAGGGGGCAATACAATAGATGCTCCAGCGTCCGTTATCGCTGGAGGTATTACTAATTTAGTTACAGGAGATGGTTATTCCTTTGTAGGAGGTGGAGAAGGAAATGAAATCTATAGTATTTTTGGAGGTATACTAGGTGGTGAAAACAATATAGTCTCTGGATCAGACTCCGCTATTGTAGGTGGTTCTCAAAATAAATTATTCGGCACTCACTCTCTTATAGCAGGAGCGAAACGTTCTATTTCAAGCGGAGATTATTCTGTTGGTTTAGGAAGAAGAACCATGATTGCAGATGGTCATCATGGAGCTTTTGTGGCTGGCGATGGTATTAACAGAGATCATAATTCTACTGGGGCGCATACAGCGGTTTTAGATTTTACTGGAGGTGTTCACATTCCTAATGGAGGTTTGTTTATCAGTAGGAACATTACCGCTGAAGCCATTACAGGTTCCGCGCTCACCATTGATACTGATACACTTTTTGTTGATTCGTCTAACAATAGAGTTGGTATAGGAACAACTAGTCCATCCTCCATACTCCATATTGACGATGATGCTTCCACTGGAACGGGTCTTAAAGTGACTGGAGGAGGTTCTGGGGGGCCATTAGCCACATTTACCCGCGATGTTGGTAGCACAGGGACAATCTCTATAAACTCAGCCGCAGGTGACCCTCAAATAAGCCTCGCTTCATCATCGAATACTTTTGCTCTAGGCACTAATGGTGCTAATTTTGAAATTTGCGATAATGACGCTGTAGGAACAAATACACGATTAATTATTGCTAGCGATGGTGATGTTGGTATAGGGACAACAAGTCCATCAGCTAAATTAGATGTAATAAGCAATCACTCTCAATTAAGATTAGAAGATTCAGACGACAGCAAATTTGTATTATTCAGTTACTCTGGAGGCAAGTTAGTAATAAGAAATAATTCAACTAGTACAACAACAAATCAATTCACATTAACAGAGGATGGAAAGTTTGGTATAGGAACAACTAGCCCGGGTAATAAGCTTACTGTTAGTGGTGCTGGCACAACAGCTTCGTTTGTGAGCAGTAATAGTAAAAGTATAATTAACTTATCTGACGATGGGGCGGATGTAAACCTTATTTCAAATAGTGGTACTTTTCATATTGGTAGCACAAGTACTGATTTAGCTAAGTTTATGATTAACTTAGGTAATGGTAAAGTTGGTATAGGAACAACTAATCCAGCGGATCAACTACATGTGGTAGGCACTAGAATTAGGTTATCCTCTAACGCTGGAGGTTTTTATAAGTATACAGCGGGGGGTGGATTCAGATTCGCTCTCTATGATGATTCATCAAAAACACAACTTTTTGCAGATGGAAATGGCTCTACTCCACACATGACTTTTAATGCTGGTTTTGTTGGTATAGGGACAGAAAATCCAGCTTCTCTACTTCATTTAGCATCAACAGGCCCAGCGGTATTGACTATTGAAGCGGATACCGATAATGCAACTGAAACAGATAATGCTCGTATCGTCTTAAAACAAGATGGCGCAATAGTAGTCGGCAGAATGGGATATGAAAACAACACTAATGCATTAGAATTTATTAATGAATTTAATGATAGCTTATCTCTAGGAACAAATAATACAAAAAGATTAACTATTACTGGGGGTGGTGCTGTTGGTATAGGAACAACTAGTCCAGTTGGGAAATTATGCGTAGAGCAACTTGATAACAATGAAGATGCATTAGTCTTAAGAGGTGGTGGATCATCGAGCAGTGTTCAAGGCAATGTCAGCCTCTCTATGAGTCATTTTAGTAGCACTAATCCAGCCGTGAGAATCACGGCAGAAGAACGTGGAACCGCAGATTTTAGAGCAAATTTATTATTTTTATTGAGAGACGTAAACAGCAATGTTGCACCAACAGAAAAAATGCGTATTACGTCTGATGGCAGAGTTGGCATAGCAACAACGAGTCCAAGTGCTAAATTAGATGTTACTGTTACAAGCGGCAACGCTTGGATGAATTTAATAAATGCTACTGAAACTGCATTTAGGCTAACTACTTATAATAACGGCACAGGTAACGGGAGTAACGCTTATGCTTTTAAACATGGATTATATTATAACACCACAGAGAACGCCGCTGTAACCTTCTACAGAGGGGGTGGTACTACAGGAGGGTTTTTAACTTTCACTACACATACTGGTAATGAAAGAATGCGTATTAATTCTTCAGGTAATGTCGGCGTAGGAACAACTGATCCGACTCAAAGGTTAAACGTATCAGGACCAAACACTAGCCCGAATTTACAATCTTCAACAGTTAGTGGAGCTTCACTGCATTTATCAAATTCTGATAATGCTTATGGCATGTATTTCGCGAGCCTATCAAGCGGAAAAGGTATAATACAACAAAGGAGACAAACAAGCACTACTACATACGATCTTCTCTTACAGCCATACGGGGGTAATGTTGGTATAGGAACAACTAGTGCAGCTTATCCTTTTGCTTTAGAGAATAGTGGGACAGGATTAATAGCAAGGATATATAATACCAATGCTGATGGTGATGGAGTGCTTATTAGAGCTGGATCAACCTCATCTGCAACTAGAGCGTTACAAGTAGCTTCTACTAACGATACTAAAATTTTAACAGTTAATTCTAATGGCAGAGTTGGAATAACAACAACAAGTCCAGACTATCTCTTAGATATAGGAGGTGATACAGGTAGTGCTGATAACACAATCAGAATGGTTCAAGCTGATGGCGGTACTGCTATAAGAATAGGCGCTGGAGGAGGCGCTAATGATGTAAACCTTTTGAGGGTCGATGGAAACTCTAGCGTCAACAAGGGAGAGAGTAACTCTTCTAATTTCGGATTCTCTCTAAGATACAAAGGTTCAGGTGTAGGAGCTAATAATTCTCTAGCATTTTTTGCTGATAATTCAACTGCTGGTTCTCAAATCGAAGCTCTTACTATTTTAAATGATGGTAAAGTGGGTATAGGGTCAACTTCACCATCAGAAAAATTACATGTTGTTGGTAAAGTTTTAGCGGATAACCTTTTTACACCACAATGGGTTACTCCATTAATGCTGGGAGCATGTAACACAAACACATCTGGTAGCGGTTCAGTTACCAGTGAGGGTAAAGGGGTATCACTTGCAGCTGGGGCGGGAGCTACTGATTCAGCAGCGATAAGACTAGATCGTTACTTTGCTGCGGCGCGAGGCTCTGGACAGACTACAAGATGTGATTTTTGGAATACTATAGTTGGTATTGGCTTTCAACGAACTCTAGTTGATGATACTGAATTTTTTATTGAGATAGGAGTAGCAGGTTCACCAGTTGGTCCACCATCAGATTCAGATAAGGGTATATTTTTCTGTTTAAAAAGAGTAAGCGGTGCGTATACTTATGACATTCGACACAACAGAGGTACGGCAGAAACTAACACTACAGCAGTAGATCAATCTACATCATTCAATCTTAGTTTTAAGTTTAGTGTAGAAATAAGAACTTTAAAAACTGGCACACTTCAATTGTACATTAGTAACGATGGAGACGAGCCGACACTAGTACAGGAATTTACAGGTCTAACGTTCGGTCAAAACGGAACAACTAGCCAACATGAAGTTTGGGCTGGATACAGAAGTATAGGTCGTACCTCTGGCAACCATTTTGTTGGTGCAAATAGCGGCTATGTTGGTTACTGGAAAAATTAAAATATTAACAAATAATAAAAAAAAATGGCTAACACATATAATTGGGAAATTAACGCAATGGATAGGTATCCAACGCAAAATTCATTAACTGGAGTAGTTCACACAATTCATTGGCGCATGAATACCATCTCAGATCAGAAGAGCGAAGATGGTAGTCTTTACACCGCTACTGTATTTGGAGCTTACAATTTGGGTGAACCTGAAGCTGGAGATTACATTGAATATGAAGATTTAACACAGTCAATTGTGGAAGGTTGGCTTGAGAATGGCGATTTAGATATCGCGCAAATCAAGAGTGATCTAGACGATCAAATCAATCTATTAATAGCTCCAATAAGTTTACAAGAAGCCCCCCCGTGGACGGACCTTAATGAAGATATTGACTCACCAGATGTTTAAAAAAAATCGTTGAAAATGTTGTTGATATTTATATTATTAAATAACAATGAACGAAATTAAACTCTCTCTACAGGAAAACGAAACCACCGTACTTCTACAACTTATTGATATTGCAATCAAGGCTCAAGGTCTTCAGGTCGCTGAAGCTGGGTCTTTTCTAGCGAATAAAATTACTGAAGAGGTAAAAACTCAAAGCGCTCCATCTGAAGAAGCGGAAGAGTAAAAAAAGCCTAATAATTTTTTAAAAAAGACATTGACAGCCCTGCCATAGATCGTTATGGTTGGGCTGTTACGTTAAACATGAGTCAAGAAATCATAAATATTTCAGTCAATAAATCCGACATATTTAATTATGTTGTGGGTAAAGCTTCTTATGATCCAATTGAGAAGTGTATCGATCCAACTCTATACGAAACATATTCTGATTTCATCTTGCGTCATGATGGAGACCAGCAGGAATACATCTACCAAGATAGAGATTATGAACTGTTCTACAAGGAGATGAGTAAACTAAAAAAACTATCCAAAGGCATGAGTGGAGGCGAAATCATTCGTATTTGTGAAGAATTAGAAGAGATGGCCCCAAAAACAATCAGCTTATAAGACATGCTACAAACACAAGAATTTATGGAATACGAAGAAATATGTGAATTAGTGATTGAGTGGGGGGAGAGTAAAGGAATTTTTGATTCATCTACTCCACTTCGCCAACTAGACAAGACGCAAGAAGAACTTGACGAAACAAGAGAAGCCTTAAAAAAGCTAAATGATTTTAATTATCAGCGTGATTTGATGGAAGGTCTTGGAATGCCTACTTCAAATAAAGAGGATATTCTTGCAGAAGTTAAAGATGGCATTGGTGATATGTTAGTCACCATTGTTTTGCTCTCTGAGATGGTCGGATTCGACAGCACAGACTGTTTAAATACAGCTTATGATGTAATCAAGCAGCGCACTGGTAAGATGGTAGATGGGCAATTTGTTAAAGATAATTAAAAAACATTTAAAATGAGAAAAGCAGTAATTTTTGAGAAAAAAAAGAAGATTAAGAGGAAAGGTATTCATGCTAAAAGCAAGACATCCACCACTAAAACATCCACAAATTACAAAAAACCTTATAGGGGCCAAGGAAAAATTTGATTTTTGGCGTTTTTAGGTGTAATATAATACATGGACGCTATTATTTCTCTTGTTGAGGACGAAGCTTGGTTTAGTTGGGTTACTGCTATTATTGCAGCAGCATCAATCATTACCGCCGCCTCCCCAACCCCAAAAAAAGGTTCTTGGTTATCTAAGATCTACTCCGTTATTGATTTTCTGGCTGTAAATGTCGGAAAAGCTAAGGACAAATCCGAAGATAAGTAATACTTTTTAGTATATTATAAACCTTAAACTCCCTCACTCTGAATATTCGGGGTGAGGGACTTTTTGTATAAAAATCTTTTCACCGAGGGGAAATATTCTCTTGACAATCCGAGGGTAAATAGTGTAATACATACACATGAAGATTACAGGTAAGCAGGAAGTCGAAATTGAGATTTCCCAAGGGCAAAGACACTTGATCGCTCTTGATTACATTTCAGAGGTATTTGATTGGGACTCAGACTACTTTATCGAAGGCGGTTGGGTGATTAAGCGTGATATAGCTCACACCTCGCACTCGTTTGAGATTAAGAATAAAGTGAGAGAGGCGACCAAACAAGATCAATGCTTGTATGACATCTTTAAAACTTTGAAAAGGCAGGTTTTTTAACCGTTAAAAACGGAACCGTTCCCAGTGTAACGCAAGCCAGCATCAAAGGGGGAAATATATAGAGACTCGTCTTGACCTAAGTCTCTGATCTTCTTATTGAATTCTCTGGTGATGTGGTCATTCAGTTCGCTATCAGGATAGTCATTGTAAAACCCAGTGACCTGCGCTCTGTAGCCAGTCCAAGTTCCTGATACAAAAGAGAAGTCTGAATGTATTTCTGATTGAGTTAATCGTGGCATATCTTATTTTGTCTACAGTTTTTTCTTTTTGAGCTTCTCAAACGCTGGTTCATACGCTTTTATAGCTGCATTTAAGTTCTTTTTCTTTTCTGGGTCTGAAGTTCTTTTGAGTGCTACTTTTGCCCTTTGTATCATGACCAACATCGCTTGAACTTTATGGGCGTGTTTTCTATTAGAATTTTTAATTATTTTAATAGATTCCGTAGCAGTTTTAGCATCTTTGAATCCTAGCCCTTTTATTGTACGTTTTGGATCTTCATCTGTGTAAAGATCAGAATGTTCTGATTTAGGTCTTTTGGTTCCATCTTTTCTTTTCTCTGGCACTCTATCTTCATCGCCTTCTGATTTATATGCCCCACCTCTCTTTTGACGTTTACAATATTGCTTCTCGCTAAATCCTTTTGGATTATCGCAGTCTATAGAACGTTTTCTTTTAGCACTCCACTTGCTAGCTCTGATTTGTTCAGAAAAATCTAATTCTATATCCATTACAAAATTTTGATGCGTTTATTCTCCTTTAGCCCTTTTAATTTGGTCTGGGGTAGGCGCACCTTTATCGCCTTTCTTCCTCATTTTTTCACCAGAGCCACTCTTGATTCGATCTCTCTTCTTTTTGATGTTTTCCCACAAGCTGCTATCAGACTTCTCCTTCTCCTTCTCTTTTAAGACCTCGTCATGGCGCTTCATGAACGTTTTGTGATCTGGCCCAGCCATATATAAAGTCTTACCATCTTTTGTTTTGTGAGGGTGGATACCTTTAAGACCTAACTTCTTAGCATCCTTCAGAGCCTCTTCTTTTGTTTCAAAATAGTGCTGCATTACACTAGGCGCTGCGCTAGAGAAAAACAAAATCTTATCTTCGTCCCCAAGAACTACGGAAGCTTTACTTTCAGCTTCTTGGAATTGAGAAGAGCAAACAGCAATCCTTTGCTTGATATCTTTGAACTCGTCCTTGGCTGCAATATCAACCATACAGCGGCTCATAAATTTAGATCTTTTTTCTCCGTTTTTGGGCGTTGGTAAAGGCATACTAATTGTTACACCTAAAATGTCTTATTTTTTCACTTTTTTTAAGTCAGCATTTTCAAGAACCCAAGGAATTACAAGGTTCTCAACACACCTTACATAAGCTTCTTCATCATTTGCTTCCATGAAGGCTAGACCCGTCATCTCGAAAATCATGTGAGTTACTTCATGAACTAAGGTCCACCAGTGCTGCTCTGGATCTGCTAGGCATTTTTTATTCAATTTAATTACCTTATCATCCATCAAACATTCTCCCCAATCCTCCATTTCCTCATAAATTATTTTAATCTTTTTACAAAGAACGTTTACGGAAGAAATCCTCTTCATGCTTATAGTTACACTTAATTCTTGACATTTTGGCGCTTTTAATTAAAATAAAAAGAATGAGCTTACAAGAAGAATTAGATTTGATTAAGAAAGCTAAAGAGTCCGTAGCGGAGCTAGACCTAGAAAAACGAAAGATTTTTAACGATTTAGTTGAAGAAATTGAGCCTTCTGGCAGGTTAGAAAGCACAATGTGGGACTATGTGATGCTTGGGGTGAACTGTTACGAATACGATCTAGAACCCCTGCTGAAAAATAGGCGAAAAACTCTTGACGCTGAGTAGCTATCCGATATACTCGCGGAGTTATGAATATATTCTGTTTAGACAAAGACCCAGAAATTGCCGCTCGCCAGCATTGTGACAAACACTGTGTCAAGATGATTCTTGAATGTAATCAACTTCTCTGCACGACATTTTGGATGCAGGGTCTTGAAGCTCCATACAAGAAAACTCACTACAATCACCCATCTGCGATCTGGGCTAGAGAGTCTCGCGGAAACTTCGAATGGCTCGTCCAACACGCTTCCGCCTTACTTAACGAATATACTAAGAGATATGGCAAACGTCATAAAAGCACAGATACTTTTATTTGGATTCTGGAGAACAAGCACCGCTTACACTTCGATAAGCAAGAGCAAACAGAATTCGCTATAGCTATTGCTCAAGACCAAAGGTGTAGAGAACTTCCAAACTTTGAGAAACTCCCTGTCGTTGAAAAGTATCGCGAGTATTATAATCACGACAAATCTTACATGGCAAAATGGCAATACAGCGAAACGCCAAAGTGGTATACCATAAAATAAAAAAAATAATATTTGGAGTCACATTTTTTTCTTTAGTTATTGGATATGCTATTGGAATTTGGGTTTCGGTTTTGTTGATTTGTATAAAAAAATACTTTAATTTATGAGATTATCTAATAATACTAAAGTAGCTTTTCTAAATCTCAGTTTAGATTCCTTCAATCAGAAGCGCATTTGGAAAAAATTCTTTGATGGTGGGAACAAAGAAACCTTCAACATTTACATCCACTCTAAAAATAAAAAGTGTTCTGTATTCAAAGACTACTTTATCAAGAATACTGTCCCTACAAAGTGGGGGCAGTTCTCTCTAGTAGAGGCTACCGTAGAGCTAATGAAATCTGCGCTAGTAGACGAACAGAACGAATACTTCACACTGATTAGTGATTCGCACTTACCTTTATACAGCCTAAATGAGACTGTAGATTTAATAAAGCAAAGATATAACATCTTAACATTTGCAAAACACTTTAGTTTTCACACGAAAGTGAAGAGTCAAAAGATTTTTAGAGAAGGGATCAAAGGTTACGATTTTGGTGAGTATAACGCTGTTTGCCAGTTTTTTGTCTGCCGAAGAAGAGATGTTGAAATATTTATTGAGACTTTTGAACATTGGTCTCAGTTCTTTGTGAAAGAAAAAGTTGTATTCGCTGATGAATTTTATTTTTGGGGAGTAGCTAAACAGTTGGGCATGCATTTTAAGATGGGTCAAGCAACAACTTATTCTGATTGGAGCTTTAGAAAATTACCTGATGGAAAATTGGAGAGAAACCCAAAAGCTTTCACTACATTCAATCAGGTCATGCTTGAAAGCTATAGAAACCAAGACTTCTTGTATGCTAGGAAAGCAATGCCAAGCACTTTAATAACATTTTGATTTAAAAACATGAAAAATACAGTAGAATTACTTGGACATTATGGATCTGATGAGGTCATCGCTTGTAGCGCGTGGACCTCAACAAGTAGAGAACTAGATGAAAAGAAGAGACAGAGAATTCCGAAGCTCATCGACATGCTTTGGAGTAACGGACATGAGACACCCTTTGAGAAGGGCAGCGTACACTTTCTTGTTGATTGTGATATTGCCAGTCATATACATTTGCTTAAACATAGGATTTCTTCGCTCAATGCTGAATCGGCTCGCTACAAAGAGCTTAAAGAAAATAAAATGTTTATTCCTGAAGATTGGCCAGCATTTTGGCAGAGGGTCTTAGAAGAGTATACCGAAGACGGAAATAGGCTTTACCATAAATGTATTGCTGATCTTGAGCCAGAGTTAGGTCGCAAACGAGCAAAAGAATCCGCACGGTTCTTTAAGACTTACAATAGTCGCATTCAAGCAGACGTTCAATTCAACATGAGAAGCTTTGCTAACTTCCTAAAACTTAGGAATAGCGAACACGCTCAAAAAGAAATAAGAGAAATTGCTCAAAAAATGCTTGACTTGGTTGAGAATATCGAAGAAAATCCGTTCAGACATACCTTAAATAGTTGGGGTTATTAAATTATGCAAATTAAAAAAATTGAACTTCGCTCTCTTCAGCAAGTTCGCACTTACGAGTTGGAGGACGGAGATATTATTGATAACTTTGGTTCTATAGAAAGATTCCAGAAGATACTTGATGACTCTGAACAACCTACAGAGGAGGAAAATGAAATGTTATCTAACATTCTGAGCGATTGTCCAATAGAGGAAGACAATATTATGGGTGACATTGAAGAGTCTTTTTTTGAATATTAAAGATTAAAAATGAACACTGAAGAACTTTTTTTGTTAATCGCACTGATTGCAATGTTAGTATTACTAAATAAATGTTTTAATCAATAGAATAAAATGGCTAAAATGAAGATGGATGGCTACGATGACTGTATTGTCGGGACAGTAGAGAGATTTGGCCAAGAGCCGATTCTCTGCTACGACAAAGAAAAAGTTCTTTGTAAACTGGAATCTCAAGACATGAATAGAAACGAGGCAGAAGAGTTTTTTTACTTTAATCAAATAGGAGCGTGGATGGGTGACTCTACTCCATGTTTTTTATCAAAGGAGCTTGACAATGACGAGCTTGTATCTTAGAGTCCCGAAATCAAACAAAAGAAAAAATGAAAACACAATTATACTTAGCTGTATCAAAAACACGATTATTCTTAGCTGCATCACTAACGTTTTGTGTGCTTGTGACTTGGGATTACTTTAAGACTCCTGAAGTTAAAACGGTCATTCAAGAGGAGATCATTTATCCAGAAAAAATTGAGGCTTGTGTTTCGCTCACTAAATTTCAAGTGGAGAAAATGCTTAGTCATTTTAATGAGGACGATCATCCTTCCGAAATGAAGCGTTTTAAAAGTTTGGTTAAGAGAGAAGGGGACAGGTGGAGAATCTCTTCGACTCACTTAGCCAAGGGTGCAGAAAAATATTCTCTTCCAGATGGTAACTTCTTTGTAGTCGATGTTTCTTTTATTGATTATCATGGAAACTTTAAGGATTGTATCACCTACGCTCACAGCTATCAAGATAATCACGAATATATTGTAGTATCGGCCAAGTAAATTTAGGCTCTGTGGCGGAATTGGTAGACGCTGCGGATTTAAAATCCGTTGATCCTAGATCGTGAGGGTTCGATCCCCTCCAGAGCTACCACTCAAGACCCGTTCGTCTAATGGTTAGGACTCCAGATTTTCATTCTGGCAATAGGGGTTCGATCCCCCTACGGGTTGCCAACTTTAAAAAATACTAATAAAAAATAATATGAATGCACATTTAAAAGCAATTAAGAAAAAGCACGAAGCTCTTGGAGATATCGCCAGAGCAGATCTAGAAACCTATTTGAATAATCAAGTAGCTATCGGAGAACATCCTGATCTGGGCGTAGAAATCGAAAAGAAAGTAGAGACTATCGCTCATCATAATGAAGTAGTTGAAACGATTAATAATCTTATTGAAGTTCATTAATTTGGGCAAGTTATGAATAAAAAAAAATTTGGAGAATATGGGCTAGGACAATGGGCCAAAAAATCTCAGATGATGGTGTAGAAGCAGATATTGCAGCAGTCATTAGAACTTTTTGGTGGTTAATACATATTACAACTTGCGGTTTCATTATCGCAAATACAATTAGACATTGGTAAAAAGAATTTATATTTAATGCGCTTGTAGCTCAGTGGTTAGAGCAGGGGTCTCATAAACCCTTGGTCGTGAGTTCGAATCTCACCGAGCGCACCATTTTTAATTAGATAAATTTACACACAAAGATATAATCAATTATGAAAGCTATTTCTGTTCACTGCTCCAAACAAATTGATGACCTTCTAGATGAATCTATGACTATGGAGGCTAACGGGAAGGTGTTCTCCTCTCAGGATCATGCAAGCCCCACCTATGTTAGGAACCCTAATTTATGGTGTGGGGACTTGGACATTACATGCGTATCTCCTTGGAATAGTAGTGGTGGTCATAAGAAAGCGGGAACATTAGTAACCCCAAGGCACATTATAGGTGCAGCTCACTACGAGTATTCTGTGGGAACAGTGGTTAGGTTTGTAGAGAAAAACGGCACAGTGCATGACCGCACCGTGACGGGAAAGGCTCGACATCCCGAATGTAGAAACTACATCCCAGACTTAACAATATATACTTTAGACAGCGACCTCCCCTCTACGATAAAACCTTGTTCTGTAATGCCTAGTAATTACAGTGAATATTTAGATAACTTCAGCAGGATACCTAGCCTTGGTCTTGATCAAGAAGAGAAAGCTCTCATCATAGATTGGCGCTCTGGAGGTAGGATGCAGAAACCTACAGATCCTAAAAGACTTATTTTTCATGAGAATAAAATCAGTGGCGACAGCGGCAACCCTGCATTTTTAGTTTTCGACGGTAAGCCTGTACTTGTTACTGTCTGGACATGGGGCGGGGCAGGAGGTGGGACTCCAGTGGCAGAGTATATTTCAGATATTAAGGCCATGATTGTGACCGCTGACACACGGGCAGGTGTATCGACAAATTATACACTTACTGAAGCGGATTTTTCAACGCACGGTAGCAAAGCCTTCGATGCTAAAAAACTTTTGGCTCAATTCTTCGCTGCACTTCGTAAGTTACGACCTCGTTGGTTTAAGAAAAAGCCTGAAACCAGCGCCGAATACAGTAGCTCTGAGTCAAGTTCTGAGCCGCCTTGGGAGACCAGTGCGGAGACCAGTGCCGAAACGAGTGCAGAATACAGTAGCTCTGAGCCGCCTTGGGAAACCAGCGCGGAGTCTAGTTCAGAGGGTTTTTTTAAAAATAATTAAAATTATTTTAATTCTCTTAGGAGTATGGAAGAAAAATTAAATGTAAGTGAAATCAAGTTGTTCACAATAATTTTAACATGTGAGAAATACGAGCATAAAATGTTGTCACAAGATACGTCAAAACTTAGAGATTACATGTATTTTATTGGTGACCCCGCGCTATCTTCCCCTTTAGTTAAGGGCGATATAGTCTATTTACCTTGTCCAGACAATTATGAAAGCTTAACTCTTAAAACTTTAATGGCTATTAAGTGGGTGGTTAAAAATAAAGAGTTCGATTTACTGCTAAAAACAGATGATGATGTTACTTTTTTAGATAGTTTTGATGAGATTGTTTGCCAAGCTTCGAATTACGATTATTGTGGTTCTTTGCGTAAAGGAGGTTATGTATCTACTTGGCATCGTGGGAAATGCGACAGTAAAGTATTAGACAATGCAGGGTTTTTGATCCCAGAAATAATGTATTGTCATGGGGAAGGATACTTCTTGTCTAGGAAATCAGCTTTACTTTTGGCCAATAAGGAGATTAGAGATAATCATTCTATTTATGAAGACGTAGAGATTGGAGATTTGCTGCAAAAATTTGGAATCATCGCAAAAGGTATCCTAACAAAAGAAGGCGACTTGAAATAATTCATAAAATACAGTAATATAAATGTAGATACGATGAAATTTAAAGGTAAGAGCGACATAATTAAAGAGGTCCAAAATAAACTTGGTCTTAAAGCTGACGGGATTGATGGTCCCGCTACATGGAAAATGATTTGGGAGAATCTAGTTCATGAGGACAAAGGAGAGCCAGAAAAGCCAGAGCCGCCAGTTCAAAAACTTAAAGATGATTACCCTGAAGTATATAAAGCGTCACCAAACCAGTCTGGACCCATCAAACCTAAGTATGTGATTCTGCATCATAGCGGTGGAAGTCATGATGGGACTCGTTCATGGATTTTAAATTCCGCATCCAAGGTTAGTTATCACTATCTTATTGCTCCTGATGGGTCTCGCACACAATTTGTCTATGACAAAAAAAGAGCTTGGCATGCTGGAAGATCTTCTTGGAAAGGCACAAGCGGTCTAAATGGTCATAGTGTCGGCGTTTCTTTCTATGGTGACACGAATAAACGCACACCAAGTGTGGTTGAAATTGATTCTGCTGCCAAGAAATGCAAATACCTTATGGATAAATTTGATTTGGGTATTGACAATATTTTAACGCACAAAATGATTGCGCCGAATAGAAAGAATGACGCTTCAGATGAAACTTATCAAATGGTTATTGATCGTATAAAGGAACTTTAACATGAGAAAACTAATTAAATTACTATTCGGTTTCTTTCGACGCAAACCAGCCTCTCAAGGAGCATTTGACGTAGACCCCAAGATGTCAAAGAAAGTGAAAGAGGTATTTGGGACAGACCACAAGTTTGCTGAATTAGCGGCATACGAAGAAGATAATAGGAAAAAGGTGGAGAAATTGCTGGAAACTATTGATGAAGACCCAGATCGACTATAATTTTTTCAAATGAGTACTTTTAAAAATTCAGAAAGCTGGAAAAGAGGCCAGAAGGTCGAAGCTTTATTTGGTTCCTGTTTAGAAAAGAGAGGCATCAAGTATAGCCCTGCGTCCAGAACAGAACAAATCAAAGAGCATATTGATTTCCACACTGACGTAGGCACTGTTGATGTGAAAGCGATGAAGAATGTTAATCGCAAGGATTATAATCCTCAACAAGATCTTGTTTGGTTAGAGTTTAAGAATGTTAGAGGTAATACAGGATGGCTGTGTTCTAACGTAGATTATATAGCTTTTGAGCGTTCACATGATTTTGTGATTGTTAATCGTCAAGCTCTTCTAGAGTTAGCTAAAAATTTATGTGATTTAGTAAATATTACTAGACAGGGCGGTATGAAAGCTTTATACAGAGGGTATCAAAGGCAGGGGCGTGAAGACATTATCTCAATGATCAAAATGAGCGACATCTTAACCTTGCCTCATAAGTCCATTCCGAAGTAAAACATGGCCCTCAAGGACGATTATCTCATAAAGAAGATAACATACCAAGATGCGATGGAAATCGTCGTGAATAAGCATTATATGGGTAGAAAAGGTCCATGTAGTCATGCTTTTGGTTTGTTTGAGAGGGGAACATCACATGAGCAACTAGATCTTTTTGATAATAACAAAGATAAGCTTATAGGGGTCATTACATATGGGGTTAGTG